CCTTAACGTTAAAATCACAGATCATCGTATAGGTTATCCCTATGACAATGGGCGTGGACCATGGCAACCAAGATCTAATAGATTTGATATATTCAAATACTGCCTAGCCAGCTATGCTGTGCTGGCGCCATTGGTCAAGAAATTCCATTTCTATATCGCTCTAGGTCCTGAGTATGCTGGCCGTGAACAGGAATTAGAAGCATATTGTAAAGAGCTGTTCCCTAGCGACAAATTAGATCTACATCACTATCGTAATAATCATACTAGAGATTGGCGCAAGACCTGTGATGAAATATTGTCTGATGACAATGAAGTCATATGGTTTGGTGGTAATGATGATCACATATTCATCGACTATGATCTAGACATGGTTGCGGCTGGTATTAAAAATCTACAAGCAGATCCAGACCCTCATGCTGTAGTCTACTATAGCCATTGGCCAGAACAGATGCGTATGAGTCGTCATTTCAATGGTCAATTGACTGAAGATGGTAATTTTGTTAAATTCCATTGGGATAATTTTGATGGCATCCACATGTTCAAAGCCGCACGCATGCGAAGATATTGGTTTGATGCTGACTATGGTGATGAACTAGTGTTCCGTCCAGATGATTTATACAATCATTGGCATTATACATTACCAGCTACTTACTATGCACCTATACGTGAAATGGTACGCCATTATGATGGATACATACATACCGGTGATGTTGTGCGTAACACTGCTCCACCTTTGTTTATTCCCCCAGGTTTCTTAGATGGCAATATGAAAGTACGTTTTGGATTCACAGATCGAGACAATCTTTGGACCAACTGTAATCCTACTATGAATCTTTATAATGCAGATCCCGAAGGTGCTGACTATAGATTCGTTCCTGAAGATATTCCTTTGTTTTGGAAGAGCAGGATCACAGAAACAGCTATAGCACCTAACTATAACACGCAGGCCATGAATTCAGCCAGAAACACAGCCTATTTAAATCTATCAAGATTGCCGATATCCTGTTTTGGCATACATTTTGGTGGTGCAGAAGCACATCCACCCGAGTGGTTTTTCAAGTATTTCCGCACATAATTTTGGTTGACTTTTTGGTTGTTTTAGTGTATAATGTTACACATAGACAATAAGAAAAGGAGCTAAAATGTTTGAAACTACAATAAAACAACTAGTAACAATTACCCTTGACAAGTCCGTGACTATGGAGTTTTGGCACGGTACCTTGTTTGTCAGCACAATTACGGAAGATCAAGCCCGTAGAGTGTTCCATGCATTAAGCAAGACATTGGGCTTGGGTAAAGTAGAAGTGCATCCTATTGGTGATACAGGCGAATTTGCCTACGATTTCGTATAATAAAATCAATGACTTACAGCACCCAAAATCTGGTTGACAAACGGCCAAAAACGTGCTATTATACTATTATAACAATAAGAAAACCGCTACAGGTTTCACAAGTCTATAAACTTTTAAGGAGCAACAATGACAACAGGATTCATAAAAATTAAAAACGGGTCATACCGTAATCAAGAAGTAAAAGATGAAGTGTTTCCACTCATCAAACAATTCCAATTGGGTAGCAAAGGCGGTTATGTGACCGTTGATGGTACTGGTCGTTTTGGTAAGGACAAGATCCGTGTTTCAGTAGCAACACCTACGGACTACGAACTGGTTGAAGCTGTTGATGCACCAATAGTGCCTAATGCAGAAGATGACGAACAACGTATCTCAGAAATCGCAGAACGGTTTGACATCTTGCATGACATGACCAAGGCAGTATTAAACGGAGATATCCGTGCTATGATCGTAGCAGGCCCTCCGGGTGTAGGTAAAAGTTTTGGTATTGAAGCAGAGCTTGATCGTGCTAACTTGTTCGATCAGATCTCAGGTCGTAGAGTTAAAAGTGAAATGATCAAAGGTACTGCTAGTCCATTAGGCTTATATAAAGCACTTTACAAATACAGTGACGAAAACTCAGTAGTGGTGTTTGACGACTGTGACAGCATCTTACTTGATGACGTATGTTTGAACTTGCTTAAAGGCGCACTTGACTCAGGTAAGAAACGTCGTATCTCATGGTTAGCAGATAGCCACAGCCTACGTAATGAAGGTATTCCAGACCAATTTGATTTCAAGGGTGGTGTGATCTTTATTACCAATCTTAAGTTTGATCAGATGAAAAGCCAAAAGACACGTGACCACTTGGATGCTATCCAATCACGTTGTCACTATCTGGACTTGACGTTGGATACTTTGCGTGATAAAGTCTTGCGTATCAAACAGATCGCACGTACAGGTGAATTGTTCAGTGACTTTGGTTTTGATAAATTTGATGAAGAGTTAATCATTGACTTTATGAATGAAAATCAAAATCGTCTACGTGAAGTCAGTTTACGTATGGCGATTAAAATCGCACAACTTAAGAAGAGCTTTCCATTAAAATGGACGGCATTGGCATCAACAACTTGTATGAAGGGAGTATAATATGGATTTTGCAGAAACCCTAGGCATAGTAGGTATCGTAGTTTTGGTAGTGTTATTAGTGATCTTTGGACCCATAGCAACCATCTGGGCATGGAATACCTTGTTTGGTGCTGTACATACCATTGAACTGACTTTCAACAGTTGGTTAGCTGTGGTCGTATTAGGTATGTTTTTCACTGGTAATAATTATAGGAGTAAAAAATAATGTCAAACGTCTATGTAAAACGTGTGGGATTTATCGCATTAGCATTAGCAGCTTATACACTACTACCACAGGCTGTCAAAGGTATTTTAGGTAGCTTTACTGTAGGCTGGGCCATCGCTGAAATTGGTTTTAGGCTATTTCAAGATTAGCACCATCCTACAGTCGTATGAATATATACATATAATGTAACAAGTTTCCATCGCACCTCCTATTGTCTAGCTCCTGGTGCAGTGGCCTCAAAGCCCAGTGTACAACTACATTGGGCTTCTTTTTCAGTTGACAATCACATTTAACTAAGGTATAATAATAGTATGATAACCTATACCCATGTGGAAGACTATCTCGAATACCTAGCTGGCTATGAAGTGGGCATTACTGCCCTGATCATGCCTAACGTAACCAAGATAAGTCTGGCACGTTATGATATACAGATAGTCAACAGCATGGCCAATACCACCAGCTTTGGCACAGGGCTTACTGAAAAACAAGCTGTCTTAGCTTGTAAATTGGTATTAAAGTACCGTCGTCAGTTTGCCAAGTTGGGCATTGACGTTAGTCCAGTTGAGAATCCACAATTCCGTATACCTGTACGTAAACTAGACACTACCAAAGCCATTTGGATAGAAGATGGACGTATTATTGTCAAGTTCCCTTATAATGACATGTTGATTAAAGAACTACATCATTATAAAGAAGAAAGCCAAGGCTCTGTCAGATATGATCGTGACGCTAAACAGTGGTACATGGCTATAACTGAATCTAATGTCAATTGGATCTATACCTGGGGTGAATTGGCTGCATTTGATATATCACCAGCTGTCAAAGAATTATTTGACAAAATACTAGTCAGTGAACAGCAACTATATGAGATTAAACTGGTCCAACAAGATGATCAATATACAATAGTTAATGCTGCTGACAGTTTAATAAGTTACATAAATGAACACTTAGGCGGCTTTAGTCTAGACAATAAGATTCGATTAGTTGATTATTCAGGACTAGGTGGCTACGCTATAGACGACAGTATTTTAGTTACTTGTGCTGAACCTTTGCGTAATATCAGTACCAAGCACGCAGTACACCTACAACCAAGCGCAGATAATCTTAACATGATATTTGATTATGCCGAACAGACTGATCGATATCCTGTTTGTATTTACAATCCTACCATGATGGAAATAGATTTGAGTCGCTTTGATGAATCTGACATAGTGCGTTTTGACAGAAACGGTAAGACTAAGACTAGCGATTATGATCCATATCGTGTTAAAGTAGTATATGCTCAGAAGATTCCAAAAACTTGGGACTGGCCTGTACCATTGATGGTCACAACATTTGAAATGATGTTTGGTGGTAAGAAGATGGACTGGACCCGTAGAGCAGAAAAAATAATTTACTATGGCGCGAGCCAATTAAGAGAAGATTGATGGCTGTAGCTAGATTAATAATCCGAGATGAAGTTAATGTAAAGATAGAAGGCCTAGATTTACATGAACGCAAAGAACTTTCAAACATGTTTAAGTTTGAGATCCCAGGTGCACGTTACTTACCAGCAGTCCGTCTAGGACGTTGGGACGGTAAAGTGGCATTCTTCCAATTGGGTGGTAGCACTTACATCAATCTATTACCAGAAGTCATAGCATACTTAGACAAGCAGGGTTATAGTTTAGAAGTAGAAGATCTGCGTGAATATAAAACTCAGTATGACTTTGAACAGGTAACAGAAGAAACATTTAAACATATCACTTGGCCAGCCAAGCACCCAATGGCCGGTGAACCAATCGTTCTTAGAGATTATCAAGTTGAGATCATCAACAAGTTCTTAGCCAACCCACAATGTCTACAGGAAGTAGCAACAGGTGCAGGTAAAACACTGATCACTGCGGCACTGAGTCATTGTTGTGAACCACATGGACGTACTATCGTTATAGTTCCAAACAAGAGTTTAGTGACACAAACAGAAGCTGACTATAAGAACATGGGCCTGGATGTCGGAGTGTACTTTGGAGACCGTAAAGAGTTTGGTCGTACACATACTATCTGCACTTGGCAGAGCTTGAATATCCTACTTAAAGGATCACGCAATCATGAAGTAGATATCACCATCGGTGAGTTCCTACAGGATGTTGTCTGTGTTATGGTTGACGAAGTACATATGGCCAAAGCAGATGCACTTAAAACTCTGCTTACTGGTGTAATGGCACATATACCTATCAGGTGGGGGTTAACCGGTACGATTCCTAAAGAAGATTACGAATTTGTTAGCTTAAAGTGCTCAATAGGTGACGTTATCGGCCGATTAAGTGCCAGTGAATTACAAGAGCAGGGCGTACTAGCTCAATGTCATGTAAACGTTCTACAATTAGTTGACCATGTAGAATATCGAGATTATCAAAGTGAGTTGAGATACTTACTTGAAACAGAAGGACGATTAGACTACATCGCCCAATTAGTAGAAACGATACGTAAGTCAGGTAACACTCTCGTGCTGGTAGATAGACTAGCACCAGGTAAAGCTCTAGTAGATCGTATCAAAGATAGTGTATTTGTGTCAGGAGGCACTAAAGCAGATGATAGAAAAGAACATTATGATGACGTTGCAAGCATGGATGACAAAGTTATTGTCGCTACCTATGGTGTTGCTGCTGTTGGTATTAATATCCCTAGAATTTTTAATCTTGTGCTTGTGGAGCCTGGTAAGAGTTTCGTTCGAGTTATCCAGTCAATTGGGCGTGGCATACGTAAGGCTGAAGACAAGGATTTCGTCCAGATCTGGGACATAACATCAACATGTAAGTTTGCCAAACGGCATTTAACTAAACGTAAACAATTTTATAAAGATGCCTCATATCCTTTTTTAGTAGAAAAAGCAGATTGGCAATCAAAGTAATTTAAAGGAGCATTAAAATTTACATATTAACACTAGAAAACACCGCATATGAAATGAATGAGATTCCAGATGAAGTCGAGGATCTACGATTCGCTATATTAGATAACAGCGATCCAAAGAACCCTGACTACTTCTTTATCCCACTGATCTTCTTAGAAAGTTTCAACAGTCCAGCGTTGGTATTGAACATTGGTGGTAACCTAGTCAAGATGCCTGTGGATTGGCAGATACTGATCGGTGAACCAGACTTTGGTGACCTAGAAGTCATACCTTTAACATCAATCAATGATCGAGGATTTAACGTATTCACATTCAATCCATTAGGTAGTTTTAAACCTGAGTTCCACCCAATCGAAATAGTAGACATCTATCAAGACGTTAAATGGTACTTTCCAAAACTCAAACCTGGGCAGATGTTGGCTGTTCCTATCACAGAAGGTGATCATCCGATGTGTGCATTCTTTGTCAAGGATATCAGCCGTCAGAGCGAAGTAGTAGACTACAGCAAAATATGGTAAAGAATCACGCTTGGCGCATTTGGGCTAAAGCCCTAGGACAAAAAGAAGGACGCACAGATCAAGAAGCTGATCGTATCGCTTTTATACGTACCATGATCGTGTTGTTTTATATCATCACTAACCTGTTTATCATAGCAGGTGTCATAAGGCATTGGTAATGGGTAATCTGAAACCAGGCGCGACCTATATATACGAAAGCCCAGATGGTGGAGATACTGTCTATGCTCGTGAAGCTGGTGCACCGATCGAATCTCGTGTGATGATTGGGCAGAGTTGGCAGGCCAGAGAACGGATCGAACAACGCATGTGGAATGAAATATATTCAAAACGTAACCTAAATCCAGCCTTGACAGAAGCTGTAGAAAAATGTATAATTATATATAAGCTCTCTGAGGAACATAATGATGTTTAACCCAAAACAATTTAAACAGAAAAAGAAACGAGTAATGGACCCAAATATCGTCCGTCCAAACTTGTTCAGCCATGAAAAGAAATTAAAGGAAAGCGCAGCCGCATTCGCTGAATTACAAGATCGTGTACACCGTCAACAGGATATCATCGATAGATTGCGTGCTAGGATCGATCAGCTAGAAAGTTTAGTTAATATCATCGGCCATTCACTTAATAATAAAAGATGAGTAATCCAGATCCATTATACATTGGTAATGAAATGGCAGCATTTGATCGCAAGGATCGTGCGTACTATGACAAGTTTACCGATGAACAGAAAAAACAGTTTTCAACATATCTCATGTTAAAATATGGTGCTAATGTGTCAGGCAGTGCTGACATGCAGGCCTATTATCTAATGGCTACCAACGAAAATGTAAATAAACATTTCTTTGAATTGAATAGGCATCCTAAATTACAATGGTTGGCCTGTACTACAGTCAGCCCACAGATGGGAAATCAATTCCACTATTGGCTAAAGAGTAAAAAGAAAGAAGGAGATAACAAAAGTCAAAAGTTCTTGGCTAAATTATTTCCTAATATGAAAACAGATGAAATAGATCTATTGGCAAAAATCAATGACAAACGAGCTATTGCAGAATATGCACGCAGTCTCGGATACGACGACAAAACAATCAAGTCCGAGCTATAAGTGTAGATATTGTGAAAAAGAGTTCCGCAAAGAATCTAGCCTTGCGGTGCATCTCTGTGAAGTAAAACGACGCTGGCAGGAAGAAAAAGAAACTGGTGTACAGTTTGGCTTACAGGCATACTTGCGTTTCTATGAAATGACACAAGGTTCAGCTAAGATGAAGTCATATGCTGATTTTGTGGCCAGTCCTTACTACAAAGCCTTTGTCAAATTTGGTCGTCACATGGTCAATATACGTGCAGTCAATCCCAAGATGTTCATTGATTGGGTTATCAAAGAAAACAAAAAACTCGATCATTGGTGCCATGAAAAGGTCTACTTAGAATATCTACGAGGCTATATGCGTAAAGAAGCAGTACAAGATGCACTAGAACGAGCACTAAAGGAGATGCAGGATTATGCAGATGAACATGAAGAGTTTGCTAACGGGTTTAGAGACTATTTTAGATACGGTAATCCAAATAGGATTTGTCATCATATTGCCAATGGCCGCGTTAGTCCTTGGATTGTATTTAATTGTGCTACGGGTGTGGAGTTTCTTGAACAACTCAATGACGAACAGATTGGATTGATACTACCTTGGATAGATCCAGAATTTTGGCAACGACGTTTCCAAGACTATGTAGCAGATACTGAATGGATCAAAAGTATTTTAAAAGAAGCTAGATTGTGATTCAGTTTACAAATCAGACCTTTGCTTTTGAGACCATGGTAGATACGCTGTCTCAATATACTGTATATAAAAATCTAAAAGACTTGGGATTTAAGACCTATGACAGTCTATGGTCAGAAGCGTATGATACTATCATGGACGTTAAACAAAGACAATTAGCCATAGTAGAATTATTAAACAATATAAATTCCATGACCTGGGATCAAACCATATTTGATCAGAGCCAACAAATCGCTTACCATAACCAAACAAGACTGTTAAATATTGGTGATGTGGCTAGATCACAGATGGACGATATTATTAGACAATTTAAAGATTATGATCCCTATCAACTGTAATAACAATGTATTCAACGAAATCATATTGGCATTAGATGCTTACTGCCAATATCAATCATTAACCACAGGTAAAATAGTGGCCAATCCTTTTGTTGCTGATCCCAATGGTGTGGCTATGATTCCTTACTATGATCTAGAGGCCATACGTAAATCTCCAGACAAGACCATATTCATTGAAATGCCTACAGAAGGATTTCACGTATCTTTCAACTTTTACAATTACCCACGAGATAAGAAATATGTCTTTGTTTCTAACGGTACCTGGAATCAATCAAAATTTGATTTTGGTATCGAGTATAAGATATTACATTATAGTTACTTCTTATATGACTACACCAAACGTGCAACAGCGCATAATCTAATAGACTATTTCCAAGACAAAGATTATATTTTTAGTTTAGATAAACCCATGACGTTTTGTGCATTCGTTGGCACTGCAAATGACAGGAATTGGCGCACAGATCTAGTTAGGATCATACAAGACACAGTTACATTTGACAACTATATATTAAACTTTGACGGTCGAGAATTGGGCCAACCCAGTAGAGAATTAGATATAAAGATTAATTTTGATAATTTTAATCCATGGATTCCAATCAAACAATTCTATACCATTAGTACCAGCATACCAATTAACATCTACAATGCATC